AGCGTTCGAGCGCAAGCAGTACCACGGTGAATTTCAATGGACGCGATCATACCGTGGCGCAGACGCTTACTACCACATGGCTTACTCCGGCAGCACCCATTGTGTTACCGTCGCAGAGAGCACTCTTCGTGGTATGCTCGTCCGTTATGACCAGGCGAAAATGCCGTCACTCGCGGACTTTGGGCGCGTCTTGAATCATACTGCCGACAAGCGTGCCGTTGTTAACGCTCCGTTCTTGTTCCATAACGTCGAGCTCGTGAGGAAGATGCTGAACCAATCCCGCATGATGCCTGTAGAAGTTGACCCCCTCAACTACCAGGCTCCAGGGCCCCTCGTTTACGAGGATGCGGCTCCAACCGCTAGCGCTGCCTGCCCGCCAATCGCAGACGGCGCCGTAGCCCCTGGTAAGTCGTTCAATAATGACACGCAGTGCGTTGAGGAACGCCTCACGAAGATTAACAACACTAAGCAACCCCCTCAGTACGTCCAGCGATGGGTTCGAGAGTTCATAATGTCGTTGGTCCCTCCCCATCTCCGTGGCACTGTTATGCCCTGGAACATTGAAACGGTCTGTGCTAATCAGAACCGGCCCTCTCAACGCGCTAGCTGGCAGCGCGTCCTGAATTGGATTCCGTTTATCAAGTTTGAGGTGCAATCGTTCCAGAAGTCAGAGACATACCCCGACATCAAAGCCCCACGCAACATTTCTACCACGCCTGCCAGCCACCGAACACTCTACGGCTCCTACATCTATGCAATCAGTGAACACGTTCTGAAGAAACAGCCTTGGTACGCTTTTGGTAAGAATCTGGCCGAAATCGCCCACCGTGTCCACCAAGTTTGTCGCGCAGCACAGTTCGTCGTACCCACCGACTTTAGCAGCTTCGATGGCACCCACTCGGAGTTCATGGTCTCCATGGAAGAGTTTCTTGGCGAACTTTTGTTTCACCCCTCGGTTCTACGAGAGTGGCGACAGTTACTGCGATCTCAGTACAACGCGAAAGCAAAGACTCGCTTCGGAGTACGCTACAACACAAA